ACCGCCGCTACGACTGCAACCATGAAAACAAGTGCCGCATATTTAGCCAACGGGCGGAACATAATCGACTTGCCGTTGTATAAATGCTTCGTATTCGGCTGGGGTCATTGGACGCACAACATCATCCACTTGGATATGCACCTCATCGTGTGGATACATTGCGATTGCTTCTTCGTATGTCATGTCATGCCCTAACTGTTTGCGTATCCGTAAACTTTGATAGTGCCGCCTGTAACAGTTCCAGTCCCACAAGTCAAAGTAAACGCCGTGTATTGTGTCGCGTCGTCTAAAAATCCTGCACTTCTTAACGAGTAACCACCCGTTGCTACTTGTTGCATACTTGAACTGTACGAGGTGCGTTTAGCCAAGTTGGGAGCTAACAATTCTATTGTGCCTGAAAGACTGTTAGTAGACATTCCTACGGCGTCACCCCAATTAGCACCGTTGCTGTTTTGTATTCCTTGTACGGTTGCTGAAGTGTAAGTGCCGTAAGTTCCAAAACGGTAATATCCTGTTGCTGTAGCACCAAGGGTTAAAGCCATTTGGCTTGTAGTGCTTCCAACGCCACCACTCACGACAACTAAATAATTGTCGTAAGTGCTGCTAAAAACATCTGACAATGTAACGCTTCCAACTGTCGTACCAATAGTTTGCGTCTTGATAAGCACAAGACCCGGCGACACACCGACAGACTGCCAAGCCGCGCCATCGTAATATTGCGTCGTGTTAGTTGCCTCAATGTAAGCAAACTGACCCTCGGCAAGTGTCTTTTCGCCTGCGCCTCCAAAGGCTGCGTCGCGAGTAACAGTCGTAGCAAAAACGGGGATGCCCGAGTTTGTAATGTTCATGTCTGCCGCTGTCAGGACTTCGCCTGCCGTGTAAACGGGGACTGTGGTTACTGCGTTTGCTCCCATAATGCTCCTTATCCTAAGACATTTTCTGTGTCGATTGTGCCATACACGGCATCGTCTAAGATCAGCTCAAAGACGAGCGTTGTGGGCGAAGTAAAGAGGGTAATGCGGTGGCCTGTAGATAGGTCAATCTCATGCTGGATGCCCTCAATGGCTAATTCTTGAGCCAGCGATGTAATCGTGTTGCCGCTAGTAAACGACTTCTCGATGGTGATTGTGTTGCCGATCTCAAGGATTGCCACCGTGTCGCGCTGGGCATCAGTCAGGGATGCAAACAGCGTTGACACATTGGTATAACGCGCCTCTGGCTGACCTACAAGCAGGTAGTTGGCAAGGTCAAGGGCTGCCGTGTCGTTGTGAACTAGCGCGTCGCTGATGGCGGTGGTCTGAATAAAGTAAGTGGCCTGCGATGTCAAGTCTTCGGCGATCTCTGGGGTTGTTGCCCCAGCGTGTTGCACCGATGCTCGGTTGATGACTTGGTTGGCCTCGAACGAGATGCCCACATTGTCGTAGGGAATGTTTGTGCCGTCATCGTGGAAGTCTGCTGATGATGCTGAGAGCGTGTCACCGATGCGGTCTTGGAATGTGAACACGCCGTCGCGCGAGATGAAGATGCGTCCCTGTACCGACTCGTTTATTTTGGCTGTGTAAGCAGCGACCGATGTGCCGTTAGGGACGGTGTATGCAGCTGCGCCGCCAAGGGTAATCGTCGAGGTTTCTATGTTCTGTTCCCCTGGCAACTGAAAGGCATTGACTTCAGGCAGGGCAAGTAGGGCGACAAGTCGAGCGCTGGCAAGTTGCTCGGTCACATTGAACTCGTTTAGGTAGGTCTGGCTCAGCAAGTAGAAGTCGTCAGCACAGGACACGCTGACGGTGTCAAGGCCGCCAAGATTAAAGTTGTAGTTGTAGTCAACGATGTAGCCGTTAAACAGTTCCTCGCCTTCGCGGCTTAGCACGACTTTACGCATAGGTGCTAGACCCGGCACAGCCTCGTCGGTGTTGAAATAAGGCGACAAAGTATCGAAGGGATTGAAAATCCCGCCCGTGAATGTGTCGTTAAGATCGAAACTCATTGTGCCAGCAGTGAACTGGTCGCCGATGTCTCTGCGTCCACGGAACACGCTGATGCCTGTAGCGCCGTCGATCACGGAAGCAAACTCTGTCGTACCGTCCAGCACATACTCGGTGTTATTAAGCACACCCTTCTCTGCTGAGTCCAGCGTGAACGCGTCAACAAGGAATCCTGTAGCGATCCTGAGATCGTAAGACCCTGACTGGACGATCGTGGCAGCCATCAGGCGACCTGTATTTGTGCTGGGCCGTCCACTCGGTTCATGGCTTTAATGCTGTTCACTACAGCACGACCGATGTCTGCTGATGTGGCGAGACCGCCGTTGACATTGACTGTGATCGGTGTGCCGCGCTCCACCATGAACTGATCGAAGAGGCTGGAGAAGTCTGCTGCGTTGCCTGTTATGCCGTAATTGCCGCCAAGGTTGCCTGCATAGTTCTTAGATAGGTCTAGAACGCTTGAGGACTTGCCACCGCCGCCACCAGCAGCTGGGGCTGGCGCTACTAGAGCCGACTCGATCATTGCCATAGGGCTTGAGCCAATAGAGCCTGTGCCGCCTTCACGCGCTGCGCCACCGCGACCGCTTGCGCCACTAGATATTGCGTCCAGTGTTGGCAGTGCTGTGTAGTCAAGCATCGGGACTAGCGGTATCAAGTCGATGCTTACACCCGGTATTACATTGAGCGCGTTAATCAGTTGATTAAGTCCGATAATTGCGGCGTTAATAATTTGGTTTATCCCGTTGGCAACTACCTTAACCGAGTTATATACGCCTACCGCAAACTGCTTAAACGGCAGCATAAACTCTGCAACAGCCCTTGGGCCTTCTCGATACACCTCGTAAAGCAGGCCAAGGGTAAGGATGACTACGCCTAAGCCTTTAGTCAAAATGCCAGCCGATGCCGAGACCGTGGTGAATGAGCCTGCCAGCACAGCGTTGCCAGCGGTAACAACTAACTGGAATGCGTTGTATGCCTTCATGGCGACATTGGCTGCCACGATGGCTGCCGTCATTGCTGCGATAGCGCCGACAACAATGAGCAGTGCCTTGGTGTTGTCTTGCAAGAATGTCGTAAAGTCCAGCACATAGGGCAGCAGTTTTTCCATAACGGGAATAAATGCCGCGCCAATGCTTTCCTTTAGTTCGTCCATCTGAATGCCGAAGTTCTTTAGACCGCCTTCAGCACTATTGGCAAAGGTTTCAGCAGCGCCGCCGACCGAGCTATTAAGTGCCTGCATAATTTCATCGGCAGTCGATGTTGATGTAATCACACCTTTAAGCGATGGGTCTAATTTGATAAGCGCAGCTACTTGACCGTTAAGAGCTTTAGAGACCGCGACGCTGGCAGACTCCATGTCAATGTTTTTGGCAGTAGCAAGGTCGGCGGTGACCGCCATTGCTTTTTGGGACAACTCAAGCGAGCCTGTAGCGCGCACGAGGTTTGCCAACGCTGGGCGCAGCTGATCGTCAGCCATTGCGGTCTGCTTACTAAAGGCGCTAATGGACTGCTCGACCGCTTTGATCTGGGCATCTGTGGCTTGTGTCGTTACGCGTAACTGGCGAGCCAATTCAAGCTGCGCAGCTTCATCTTCCATTGCTGCTTTAGTGGCTAGACCGATGCCAGCAGTCAATGCGCCAAGCGCAGCCGTGGCAGGCAGAAACGCTTTCTTGAGTGCGAAGCCTGTCTTTGCGCCTACGCCGTCGAGCTGCTGAAACTGTTTGATGGCTTTGTCAACGCCGCCGCCTTGGAACTCGCTAATGATGGGGATTGACAGTGCCATTAGTTCAGGTCTTTCTGTATTTGGTTAATGGTTTTGAGCACCATTTTTTCCATTTCGCCCTCAATACCGCGCCGCGCTTTATAGACCGCTGGGCCGATCAGTCGAGTCCTACCCGGCATCGCCATAGCAAAGCCGCGCTCAGAGCTGACCGAGTCAAGTGATGTGCCTAAACGGTTGCTGTCTTTACGGCCTGCACCCTCAAACACTGCTGTCGCTGGATTCTTTTGCTCAATCAGAATTACGCCTACAGCATTGCGGCGAGTGTCAAAGCGCATCTTTACGCCTGACTGTGCGCTGGCAATAGTGAATGGGAATATCTTGCGCCCTCGATCAGACCACTTGCGCGCCATGCCTGACAATGGAAACTGGCTGTATGCAAGTTTTGCAGCCTGAATGGCTGGCTGTGCGATTGCTGTCGCTTCAGCTTTAAAGTCTTTTTGCAGCTGTGGGTCGATCTTGCGTAAGGCGTTAATCGTTTCCTTGAGACCGACTACTTCGACGCTGTGAGAGACAGGCATAGTTACTTCTTACGGTGCATCTGCTCAAGCACATAGGTGACAGTGTTCAAGTCTCGCATAGTGAACTCGATCTCCTTTGGCCAGAAGCCTGTTAACGCTAGGACTTCGCAGAGGCTTCGCCGCCAAGTCCCTCGATGAAAGGGGTCTCGTCTGCGATCTCGTTGATAGGTGTAATGGTCATATCAGGGTTTTCGGCAACCCACTCGCGCCAGTTGGCTGGCACTTTGTCTCCAGCAAGTTTGCAAAGAGTAAACGCCCAGCAACACATGTCGCTGAAGCCGATGCCTTTGCCGTCTGCTGATCGACGGTTCTCTGTTCGTTCCCAGTCAACAATGGCAAGCATGTTGGTGGTCATCTCGCGCGCTGGCTTACCGTCGCCAAGGTCGATAGATAGTTTGACTTTCATTGTTTCTCCTTTGTCGGGCAAGGCTCCGCTTGTGCGGTCTTGCTACTTGTAATTCTCAGCGGCTGATGCCGCGAGATCATGCGACGGCTTTAGTTAAAACGCCACCGCTAAATGTCAGGTCAATTGTGGACAGTTCGCCGAGCGAAGCGTTGATCGGTGTATGTGCCGACAAGAACGCGCCCGTCAAAGTGTACGAAGGGTTCGTAGCACCGACAGCCGATGAACTTGGCTTTAAGACAAGCGTCGTGGTTGTGCCCACAAGGCTGTAAATGCTGGCCTCAGTCTCTGAAGCTGCATATGACTGATAAAGAGTTACGGTGACAGTGTTCGAGTACAGGCCAGATGTGAAGCTGCGCGAAGTGTTGGAAAATGTCGTGTTTTCTAATTGCTCCGACACATAGTTGATGACCGCGCTTGTGCACTGATCGGACAAGTCCACCGCGTTGATCG